TCGAAATCTTCCACATCTACGGCCGGAGCCGCGTTATCTGTCGCCATGAGCTTTACCTCTCAAGTAGGAACCAGGCAGAGCGTCTGCCAGTCCGATCAAACCGGTGTGCCATGCGGGCACAGCTCAACTTTGATACTACCAGTATAACGACTACTGGACAAATGTCCAGCAAAAAAGTTGAGGGTTGAGAGATGAGGGTTGAGTTGTGTCACAAAGTGTGCAGTGCTTTTGTGACAAAGATGGCCTTACACTAAGCGCGAGGCTTCGGTGCGGCGCTGCTCGAGGGTGTCCCACAGCTCCTGCAAGGCGTTGAGCTGGCCGGCGGCGTGGGCGAGGTAGCCGGGTTCTTTGGCGGTGGCCATGGTGGCGACCAAGGTGCTGGCGTCGGCGATGCGGTCCTGCAGCTCAAGCATGACGGCGAGGTATGCCGGCGGTGCCTGGTCGCGGGAGAAGGCGAGGGCGCCCTCGCGGTCGAAGTCTTCGCTGACGGTGTAGAGGTCGGTGGGGATGGTTTTGGTTTTTTGCGTGAACATAAGGTGTTTGCGGCGGTGGCGGGATTTGCACCCGCTGTGACACATATTTTGCTGTTATTTTGTGTCAGACCACTGTCTGGCTGCGTGTCCTGCTCCACGCCGCACCGCCATGAGCTTTATGATGTTTGTGTTCGGGGTTTGCGAATGGCGAATACAGTCGTTCGTATGGGTTAAGGCGTCATCCGCGACGCATTACGATGATCTCCAGCGCATGGATGGCATTCTGCATATGCGGGCCGCATTCCCGGCAGATGGGGCCGTAGTGGGTGTCGTGGCCGTGGACATCTTGGATACGAAGCGGCTTGGCACAGATGCCGCAGCGCGGGATGTCACTGCCGCGGCGTCCGGGGCGCAGGCGGCTGGGCGGGGATGGCGGCGACATGGTCATCAGTAGCTGCCTCCTCCGTGGCTGCGCAGGATGTCACCCTCGACGTTGATGGCGTCGGAGAGGCAAACGTAACGAAGCAGATCGACGAAGTCCTTGGTTGCTCCCTTTTTACCGTCAGCCGCAGTGTAAGTTTGTAGGGCGTAGATGACATTTTTGCAGTTTTCGCTGATGTACAGCTTCGGCTGGTTGCGCGCGTCCACCGGCTTCTCGGGATTGTATGACAGGGCGTCATTGATCATGCTGACGCCCTCATCGATGCTGTCGCCCGGTGTCGCCGTGAAGAGCATGCCGAGGTCGGCCATCTCGTCGATGAGGGTCGTTGGGGATTCCTTGCCGAGCGTGCGGGCGTTGCCATAACGCGAATCCATCCACCGCTCAAAGATTTCCTCGCCGCCTTCAACGCGCAGGATCTCGTCTTTGTAGCGCTCAAGGCCGAAGCCGAAGTCTTGCTGCGCGGGTCCGGGCTTGCCGTCGAGCTTCTTGCCATCGGGAAGCGCCCACTCGCCGGCGTAACCAATGCCCTCTATGTATGACGTTTGGTCGGGCCACTCGCGGTAGACAACGATGCGGCCGGCAGTGTCATGCACCGTCCAAATCATCGCCCAGTTTTTGCCAGACGCCGGATCGACCCAATGGTAGCGGGTGCCTTGCGGGACATCCGAGGCGCGGATGACGTGGACCTTGGGATTGAACAAGGGAAAGCGGCCGCTGATGGCTTTGGTTGGGACGCCGTAAGCGCGGCAGAGGATTTTTTCCTTCGTCTCGCTCTGCAGCTCTTTTTTCATCCGAGACCAGCCGGCCCAAGGATTGCTTTGGGTGTGGAAGTAAAGGATCGGGCGACCTTTCGGATTCATCTGCTCAATGGGCACTTTGTCGTAGCCGGAGATCTCGCCTTTGTCGTTTTTGAGGGGCAGCAGCTCGGCGTCCGTATCGGTGACGGTCTTGGCGCCAGACAAATAGTCGGCCACGGTCGGCGACCAGCCTTGCACTGGGGTGAAGGTGACGGCCAACTTGCCGTTTCTGTCTACGAGGCGAAATCGCAACGTCTCTAAAACATCAAGAGGCACCAATTCGTCTGCGTGGCAGAAATCGACCTCTCCACCTTCAATTGTGCTCGGATCTTGCGCGTAATTACGAAACACGCAGATGCTTTGGTTCGGCGCAACGAATTTTCCCTCAGTAAATCCGCCCTTGACGCTGTAGGTGATGTTGGTGACCTGTCCTTTGCGCGCGTTACGCCACTCCGGCGGCATGTATTTCCAGATGCGCGGCTGCTGAAGCTCAATGCTGTTCGGAGCAGTGGTTTGAAAGCACCAGACAACGGCCCCGGGCTTGGAATACATAGTCTTGATGACCTCCTTGGCCGCCCACTCGGTCTTGCCGCTGCGGTTTCCGCCCATGACGAGGATCTCGCGGTGCTTTTCAAGCAGCTCTGACGCGCGCTTCCACACCGGCGGGATGTAGCCATAGCGAAACGGGTCTGATGCCTCGCGGGCGATCAGTTCTTCCCTCGTTTTTAAGTATTTCCAGCCTTCGTCCGGCCCCAGTTTCTCGAGCAAGTCGAGATCGACCTGCATGACAGGGTGCGGCGACGGCTTAAACCGTGTCTGATGTTCGTTCACTCACTCCACTGCGCCGACTCCGCGGCGCTCCTTCCTCTAAAATGTAAATGGGCGCTGGCTAGGCAATTCGTAACAACGGTCCTCCCCAGGACCGTTGTTACGAATTGCCTAGCCAGCGCCCAAAATGTCCAAAGTCGGATTCTCCGCGCAGGCGAGCTGGTCGATGCGCGCGGTCAGCCACCGGCCGTTATCTTCGCGGCAGACGGTGACGTAGTCGTTCTCAAGGCCGCCCTGGGTGACAACGTACAGCGCTCGGCAGGTGCCGATGCCGTCTACTTCGACGCGGAAGTTTTGGGGTGGCCAAGAGATCATTGGAAAATAGTGACGGCGCCCCAGTCGTCTTGCGCGCTGGAGCTGGGCATCCCCGGAATGTCCGCGCGGCCACACCACATGAACCGCGGCAAGAACCCGCTTGAGCCGTCAATTAAAGTCATTTTGATTGTTTGCGCTTGCGCATCTCGGCGCAAAGCGCGTCCGCTTTTTTCTTCGCTTCTTTAGCGACAAGTTTCTCGCGCTTGCTCTTGAGCAGCGTGATGGTTTTGTCGATTTCAGCGATTTCGGGCGTGAGAATGCTGAAGTTAGTCATAAATGGTTACTCTCCATAGCCCGATCTGAGCCACCGCATAGCCAAACCAAATCAGACTATGCCAGTAGCGGTGCTGGATGAGGCCGAGGTCGATGGCGACCGTGAAATAGATCAATCCGACCAAGGCGATGAGGGCGCCGGATGTCATCGCTTGTTGAGCGCCTCTTTTAAGTCTTGTCGAGTGTAGTGCAGGTCGGCCAACAGCACCTCGTTGGATTCGCTCATTTCGTTGGCGATCCTTCTGGCCTCGCGCAGCTCCTGCTCAAGGCGCTCAATGTGCGCACACGCTGCGTCGATAGCTTCGCCGACCTTTCCCGGCTGCGGCTGCGGGATGCTGTCATCGCCGCGGCGCCAGCGGTTAAACTCGCGGAGGAAGGTGATGATTTCCGTCGTGGAGGTCATCGGCGCGCTTTGGCGGTCTTGGCGGATGCGCGGAAGGCTTTGGCGGTCGGAGCGCCGGCGGAACCGGGTTTGCGCATGCGCTCACCGCTTCCGGCGGCGATGCGGGCTTTCTTGGCGTGGATGTTTGCGTAGAGTCCTGCGGGTTGTTTCATAATTATTCTTCTTCGTTGTTTCCGTAGCGGATGGCCCAGGCGAACATGCCGCCGTAGGCTGCTAGGGCGCCAAGCACTACGCCCAAGGCAAGGCCGATGAGGATGTAGCCGGCAGCGGTCATTCGTGGACGCGCCTCCATTTATCCTTCCACATCGACCTCGCCATCGTGGCGGACCTCTCGGCAACTGCTTCTTCGCTCATGTCAGGGCAGACATGGTGCAGCAGCTCATGCAGAACCGTGTCCAGCTCGTCCGCGCCGGATTGACGCGGATCGATATAGACTTTGCCGTCGCCCATGGTCATGCCGTCCGCTTTTTCGCGGCCGAGTTTCTTTCGGACGATGGCTATGGTTCTGCGTGGGGGCATTAGGCGGCTTTCTTGAGCCGGAGGTTGGCGTAGTGGAGTGCGAGGCGGGCCTTGAAGTTTTCCCACAGGGGTTCTGCGGAAAAGATCCACGACACCTCGAAGTCATCCGGCGACTCCTTGCCGATGCGGACGATGCCGCGGCGCTGGACCTTCATGTCCGGGCGGTTCTCGTTCCAGAGTTGCTCGTAGCCGGCCAACTGGATCTTGTGCGCGCCGACAATGGCTTTGGATGTCTTCCAGTCGAGGAGGACGATCTTGCCGTCACGGTCGCGGCTGGGTGCATCGATGGTGCCGCCAAATAGGAACTGCTCGGAGACGAGTTGCACTTCCGGCTCGATGACGGTGAGACCTTCGTCATCCCACCAGCGCTTGAAGTTGTTGAACGCGATGGTCGCCTTCTCAACATCTGCGGGGCTGAACTCAGAGAGGTCGGCAACGTGGTTGTGCAGGAAGCACTCAATGAGGAAGTGGGCGATGGTCCCGATGTCGGCGGCCTTGTCGCGCACTTTGCGGTAGTCTTGGCCCTCCATGCCGAGCTTCCAGGCCCAGTGGATCAACCCGCTGCTGTCCTCACCGATCTTGGCGATGGTGCTGGCGCCGGGAACGTCGGTGCCGTCTTTGAGCGGATACTTCTGGTGTGCGCGGGTCTTCTCGAGGCGTACGATTTTGCGTCCGTCCTCGGTGAAGCGATCCGGCTCCGCGGGCTTGGCGGCTTTCGCCGCCTTGCCCTTGGTGCTCGGTTTGCGTGTGGTGTTTTTGGCTGGCATGAGGGTTACCAGGTGATCTCTTCGTCGTCGGTGCCGGTCTTGCGTGCGGTGGTCTTGGCTTCCGAAACGTCGAAGCCGTAGCTGGCAGCGCTGCCGCCATCTCCCCAAGTGACTAGTTCAAGCACCTGCACCGCCTTCGGCTGCAGCGTGATGCCAGCGCCGAGGCTGGCCGTGTACCAGGCGTAGGGCACGACAGCGACTTTGATCTTGGAGCCGCCACCAACATTGGCTTCAAGCGGCTGGCCGTCAGCGCCGAAGAGTTTCGGCTGGCGGGAATACTCTTCGCCGGCCTTGGTCTTGCCGATGGCTTTGACCTTGAGCTTGAGCTGGACGAGGCCGTCATTTTCTTCCCAAGGCGCAGCGTGCATCTTGAGCTTGTCCTTCTTCAGCTCGCGCTTTTTGTCGGCGACAAACTCAGCGAGGATTGCTTCGACATCATCGATGAACGGCTTGGCGTCCTCCGCGGACAGCTCAAGGTTGACTTTGTAGACCCCAATTTCGTCGAACTTGGTGTCGGCGCGGTTGAGGTTGGGATAGCGAGCAATGCCCGCGGGTGTGGTTAGTGTCGTGTTTGGCATGGATGTTATGTGGTTGGTTGTTGGTTTTGTGTTGGGACTAGAAAATCGGAGCGGCGAAGGATGGTGAGGAAGTCCTGCGCGCGGAGCGTGATGAACCACTCCTCGCCGTTGCGCTTGTGGGCGACGACCGGGAAGAGCTTGGCCTTGGCATCGCGGATGGCTTGGGCCATCCAGTCGCGGATCTTCACGACTTGGCAAAATTTGACCTCCCAGTGGAAGTCGGGGAGGCACGGGCAGACCACATCGGGCGAGTCGCCGAGGCCGCTGAACTGCTGACCGCGGCGGATGCCGGAGTCGCCGAAGGCTTCGCGCAGCTCATCGCGCCACATGCGCTCTCCGCGGGCGCCTTTCGCGCGGCTATTCATTGAGCGCCTCCCAAAGCTGTTTGTCCGGCGCGTAAACCGAGCCATCGCTGTCGCTAGTGCGGCCAACTGGTGCGGTGCCTTCAAAGCGGGTGAGGCTCGGACGCCAAGTAAGGTTGAGCGTGCCAGTGCGGCCGGCGCGGTGCTTGGCCACGATCAACTCGGCGTCCTGCGGGTCGGGTTCTTGGTCGGCGACCGCGTAGTAACAAGGACGATGGACTAAGGCTACGATGTCGGCGTCTTGCTCGATGCTGCCGGACTCGCGGAGGTCGCTAAGTTTTGGGCGGTTGTCGCTGCGGTTTTCCGCTTGGCGGTTGACCTGAGCGGCGGCAACGACAGGAATACCTAACTCCATGCTCATGGCCTTCAACCCGCGGCTGACAAAGCCGACTTCGTTCTCGCGGGACTGGGCGCCGGAGTGTGAGACGAGCTGGAGGTAATCAACGAAGATACACTTCACGCCCCACCGGCGGACGGCGAGGCGTGCGCGCCCGCGGATGTCAAGGAGCGTGAGGCCGCCGCGGTCATCAACGTAGAGCGGCTCGGTGCTGAATTGCGTGGCGGCATCCATGATCCGGCTCTTCATTGATGCGGTAAGAAAGCCGTTGCGAATGATCTCGGTGTTGGTTTCGGCGCGGCTTAAAACAACGCGCGCGGCGAGTTCGTTGGCAGGCATCTCAAGGCTGAAGTAAACGACCGGGACGCCGCGGCGACTCATGTTGTCGGCCATGTTGAGCATGAGTGCCGATTTGCCCATGGCGGGGCGACCGGCGACAATCGTGAGCTGTCCTCCGCGAAGACCGCCGGTGACCTGGTCGAGGTCGCGGATGCCGGTCTGTAGGCCGAGCTTTTTGCCGCCGGACATGAGCGCCTCCAGCTCGTCGAGGAGGCCCGGGACAATTGCGCTCGGTGCGCGCATGCTGTCGGTGGCGGTGGTGAGGGAAAGACTGAGGACGCTCTCGCCGGCCTGCTGCAAGACGCTGTCGGCGTCCGCGGCCATGTCCTGGGCGGCGGCTTGCATGGCGACCGAGGCGTCGATGATGCGGCGGCGGGCGTGGAGGTCGCGCAATGTCTGCGCGTGGTACTCGACTGCGGCGGGGCCGCCCGCGGAGTTGCCAAGCATCTCAGTCAGGGCGCCGGCGCCGCCGACCGAGTTGAGCTTGTGCGCGGCATCGATGCGCTGAGTCACGGCGATGACGTTGGGTGTGCCGCCGGACGCGCGGACTTCGGTGATGGTCTCGAAGACCAGCCGGTGCGCCGGCGTAAAGAATAGGTCAGGGTGGAGGCCGCTCACTTCATCGATGAGATTCGGCTCGGCCATGAGGCTTCCGAGCACGGCGCACTCGGTGGCGGACGATTGGGGAACAGTGCGTTTCATTTAGGCGTGTCCTCCGTCGTTGTCATCGCTAAACATTATGACAATCAGAACCAGCGTCCCGATCAGCAGGCTGAAGAGTGTGAGTTCGCTGACGCTCATTTTCTTTTTTCCTCCGGGCGAGCTGCGCGCGGCGACGTTCCCAGCGGTCGCAGGCTGCGTCGACTAAGCGAAATGATTCTTCGAGCCATGGCGTGATGTAATGTTCGGGTGGCGGTGGTGGTTGGTGCTCGTGGTTAGCCATGACGTTTTACGGCTTTCTGTCGTGGCGTGATCTGTAGGCAAATGTTGGCGTATGTTGGCATGGGAATCAAGGGTTTTTTGGATGTTTTTGGCGAAAAAATGCGGTCGTAATTGGCCCGGTATTTTGGGCCATTTACCGGACGCGGACTGTCGCCCTTGCCAGCGCTCATAGTGGCTGGTCTGCCATGAGCAGGGCTTCGTGTTTTTCGTTGGAGACTTCTTCGGACAGCGCGGCGCAGCGCACAAGCGCGCGCTTGAGCCGGTTGGCGCGCTTGATCAGCTCGCGGTTCTCGGCCTGCAGGTCTTTGATCTCCGCAGCGAGGCGCCGGTCCTCATTGCGGAGGAACTCCAGCTCCGCAGAGGAGCTGAAGTTGTTGCCGAAGCCGACCTCGCCGACCACCAAATCGGGCACCATCATTTTGCCCTCCTTGACTTACCGAAAAGCCAGGTGTTTCGGCGCGCGGCGCTGACCGTGGCCAGCCCGCGGCCCTCAAGGAAGCGGTCGCATGCGCGGTGGATCGCAAGGTGGTGCATCCGCGGGTAACCCGGGACGCCTTCCTCGAGCCGGATCGGGCGGCCGTTCTTAGCGTGCATCTTTTTCCTCCTGGCTGATGGCAAGCTGTGCGACTAGTGCGCGCAGGACCATGATCGTGCTGATAGCCTCATCGGCGATCTGCTCGAGGTATTCGACGTTGACTTGGAGGTTGGTTGCTTTCGGCGCCTTGGGGGCGCTCGCCTTTTTGGTGCTTTTGGCGGTTTTCATAAAATACTAGTCAAATGTACAGTTGGGGGTAGGACATTGGTTGTCTTAGGGGTTTAATAGCAAATTGATAACTTAGGGGGGGGGGGGGGGGCAAAAAATTATTGCGTGCGGGTTAATGATTCTGCGACACCGTTAAGCAAGTCCCAGTTACCGGGTTTCCGGTGCTTGTTGGGGTCGTAGCGGACGCTGACGCGGTTGCTGATGTCGTCGAAGGTCCAGAAGACAAATTGATTGAGGTTGGGTAGGTAGGCGGCGAGCACGTCGAAGTCGTGGATCTCGTAGGGGCGGGCTTTATGGCCGCCGGTGGCGCGCTTGACGGAGACGTGGTAGGCGCCGCGGTCGAGGGTGGCGGTCTTTACCTGAACGGCAATCGGGCGGACGCCGGCGCGGGTCAACATCACGTCGGTGGTTTGGGCGTGACCGAAGGGCGTGAAGATCTCCCAGTCGTGGACTTGGGCGCCGACAATGAAGAGGGATTCGGAAATCTCTCCTTTGCGGCAGGCGGATAGGACGGCGCCTCCGGTGATGGGTGCGTGGATGCCGTCTTCGAGGGCGAATAGGTTGCTCATGGGTTAGGCTGCGTTCTCCTTTGCGAACTGCTCGCGCTGTTCGGCGAGGTGTTTTTCAAGGGCGGTTTGTTTGGGGCGGCCTTGGGGTGGCAGCTCAACGATGGTGGCCTTGGCTGGCGGCTCGGGCGGGAACGGCTTAACCCAGCCCGCGGCGATGCACTTCTTGATGGATTCAACGGCTTGCTGTTCGTTGACCGCAGCCAGCTCGCCCAAGATGATCTTGGCGGCGAGCGGCGTTAATGGGTTGCGGCGACCCTTGATTGGGTTGCTGCGGTGCTCAATGAAATGCAGCCACCATTTTTGGAAGCCCGGACCATGGGGCAGCAGAATAGATGCTGGGTCGAATTTGGGAGCGGTGGCGCGTTTTGGTTTGGGTGCTTCCTTTTCCGAAATAGGATGCGAAGGCGATGAAATCGCCGGAGCGGTAGTTAATGACCGTTTTAAGACGTTACTTTGTGTTGGGGTGTCAGAATCGGACGGGGGTAATGTCACGCTGACACCGGGGGTAGTGTCAGAATCGGACGGGGGTAATGTCACGCTGACACCGGTCTCATTCTGACACCTGCCCTTAACCGGAAGCTGCCAGACCGTGGCGAGGTTGCGCCCGTTCAGCGTTTTGGCGCCCTCAATAACTGTCAGCTCGCCGCTTGCCTCGAGACGCTTGATGCAGCGGGCAATAGTGCTGCGAGCCAGCTTGGTCTTCTTCTGCATGGTTCCCCAGCTTCCAAAGCACCGACCGCTTTCGTCAGCAAAGTCGGCAAGGGCCAACAAAACCAGCAAGTCAGCGCCCTCGGCCTTACTGTCGTACCACGCCCAAGTTGTTGCTTTGACGCTCATGCGGCCTCCTCTTGCTCAAGCACATTGCGCCGGATGCCGCTGATATACTTACCCATGTTGACGTCCACGCCGCCAAAGCGCGGAGTGGTGGCGCAAACGGTGTAAGCCTGCTCAATCCACGGGTAGACAACCTCTTCGCCAAACTCTTGGACGTAGCTAAAAATGATTAGGGCCGTTTTGCGATCAACCTCAGATTTGCCGGTGATGGAGCACCACAACTGCACAAGCGAATTAAGCCGCGCAGTGCGGTTGGCCGCAGCCTCGGCAGCCGCAGCCGCAGCAATGCGCTGCTCCTGCATTTCTTGGGCAAGCCGCAGCCGATCCGTTTCGGTTGGCACGGTTTGTTCAATCCGGTTTCCGGCCTTGCCCTGGTTGCACTCTACGCAGGCCGTAACTAGGTTCGCCTCATCGTTGGTTCCTCCTTGGCAGACAGGAACAACGTGATCAATGACTAGCGGCACTCGATCCGACTGCTGGCCGCAATACCGACACGAAAAATTGTCGCGGCTGAAAATTGAAAACCGCAGACGCTTCCCGATAGACTTGCGCTTGCTCATCGGCGCCACCGGTTGCGGCGGATACCGTCGCGGTTCTCGAAGACGAGGCGACCCTCGGCGTCAGCCTTGACGTACACACACTTGATGCGCTCGCCGGCCGACCAGTCCGCGGCGTTTTGCACCGAGCAGATCACCGGCTCCGACCAGTCCGGCACTGAGACGTAGAGCAGGCGGCCGTTGGGGATTTTCTTTGGCAGAACGGCTCCGGTCACTTGGTCGCCGGGCTGATAGCCGACCTGCTTGGCGACAGTCTCGGCGAACTGCTGGTCGGAGACCGGGGCGGCTTTGAGGATGGCTTCCGGCTTGGGCGCCAGGGATGGTTCTGGGGTAGGCGAGGGGATTGGCTTGGCGGGTTCCGCGGGGGGTTGACTAATGGGTTGGCTGAGGGTTGACTTTGCGGCGGTTAGGATTTGCTTGATCATAAAGTGTTTTTGCTAAAAATTTCGGGAGGTCCAAGCGGTCGGGGGTATTGCAAAAAAACAAAACGACCGACCGCCCCCTCCCCTATAACTCAATACAACAGCACTTATGTATTGTTCTTTGCGAATGACGTTGCATATCGGACAGAGGAGTCTCAATAAGGTTATCATAGCTGCGATAGGGTCGGATCGGATTCCTCTGTAGGTGATAATGAGACTGCCGGCAGTGCAGCGGCCTTTTGCGCGTCCGGTTCCCGAAGGCCGACCGGTTCAAACGCCACATCGATGACCTGGTCGCCCTTCCGCAGCCCACTCACAAAGTCCTGCCAAGCATCAGCCGCCGGAGCCATCACATGCTCGACTCGCTGGGTTGCATTGCCACTCAGCAACTCCATCTTCTCGGACGCCACTGCCGACATGATGACCAAGCCGTGGTCCTTCATATCCGGCACACGATCAAGCAGTTCTGCAGTTCCAACAGCCGCTAAGGTTTTCCAATTGTTAGCTGCCGTCTGGCGCGCTTTTTCAAGCATCTCTGGCCGATTACGAATCAGCGCAATGACCGTGTGGTAGGATGTATTAAAAGCCTTCGCAATGCGCGTAGCAGACATGCCGCCAACATGGGCCTCCATAATCTGCATGGCTTTGCCCGGAGGAACATCAGCTCCAGTGTGCCCTTGGACGCTGACCAGCTCCTTACCATTATCGTCCTCGATGATTTTGACGCGGTGTCCACCGGCCTTGGGCTTTGATCGTGTCTTGGGTCTTGCCATATTATTGATGCGTTGCGTGCCTTGCAAAATCGCCGTGGAATTGCTCACGCAACTTGGCAACCGCATCAGCGGCCACAGAAAGATCTTGGTAATAGCCAGCAACAATCGTCTTGCCGTCTCGCTTTATTGACGCCACCCACTTGCCAACCAACTTGTGCCAGTGAACGCCCTTGATCCCTGACTTATTGTTGCGACCTACGCGCTTGTTCCACATGTTCTGCGCGTGCGTTGCCTCGCGCAGGTTGCACGCTCGGTTATCTAAAGTGTTGCCATTAATGTGATCGCATCCAGGCGTTGGCCAATATCCATGGACTATGGCAAATGCAATGCGATGCGCTGCGTGATTCCGGCCCTTAAACTTAAAGCGCTTGTAGCCCTCAACAATTGTTGTGCCGGCAACATCGCCAACCTTAACTCGACGCGCTGGAGATTTCTTCCAAGTCAACTCTCCAGTTTCTTCGTTGTAATTCAAATATTCTCTTAGCTCCCAAACTTGCGGCAGAGACTTGGGCTGCGCAGGGCGATGACCGCCACCAATCTCAGGAAGGTGTACGCAGTCCTTCACCGCAAAATCCTCCCCTTATGCCTGCGCATCAGCGGCCGCATCGCCTCAATGCCTTGATCTGTCTCAAAGATATGCAAATGCCCGCCCTTGATGGCCCGAGCGATGCGCTTCATGCCCATGTCCAACAGCACGCCGGAGAGCCAAGGGTCACGGCTCTGGACGTGCCAGATGTCGTCCTCAACCTGCCAGGCGCACAGCTTGTCCGGGGCAGCCTTCACCGCAACCTCTCCCGGTAACTCTGCGTCAAATCATCCCACTCAAATCCCTTCGGCGCCCGCAACCGCATCCATCCATCCCGCAGCGCGTAGTAGCCCTCGAGCTTGCCGTTGTACTCCCAAGCTGCCGGCGTGTTGTGCGGTGCGGTGGCCCGCCAGCTCGTCCCGGCGCAGGCCGTGAAGAGCAGGCAGGCGATGGTCGCGGCGATTGCCCGGGGCATTAGGCTAGCGAGTAGCAGGCGAAACGCTTGCCGTTGCGGTTCATCATCCGGCTACGCACGCGAATGCCAGCGTCCCGCAATTCCTCGATGCGTGCGGCGAGGCGCATGCATTTGAAGCGGGTGAAGGCTGACAATGGGGTGATGCTGTTGCCGCTGCGGAGGTAGCGTAGGATGCGGTTGGTCTGGTTCTTGGTGTTTGTGCTCATGGGTTGGTTTGCTTGTTGGAAATGCGCCGGCAGACCTCGAGGAGGGCCGCGGCGGCAATGCATGGGTTGTCGCCGTGGTAGGTCTTGGCGCCGGTCTTCTCGTTGTCCCTCGCGGCGAGCCATTGGGTGACGAGGTCGATGTCGTGGGCGGTCATGCTTCCTCCTCCATCAGCTCGCTAACGAGAACTCGGAAAGCTCGCTCTGCGGTGGCAGGGACAACTCCATTGCCGAGGAGTCGCAGCTCATCGGTGCGATTGTCTGTGGAGACGTGCAGGACGGCATGACCCAGCCGATTGGCAGGCCCATCAGCGTCTCGACCCAGCGAGGGTTGAGTTTGCCGGTCGCTCTCGCTTCCACCTCCACATTCAGTTGCTTGTATTGAACTATGGTTGGATCTCGATGACCGCTCTTGTGGTCTTTCGCTTGCGGCGTTGCCCATTGTGCCCTGACTTGATCGGCCAAACCCACTTGCGGATCTTGTGGTGTCCTGCCAATCAGCTTGATCCCGTCTGGCTTCGCTTCGATTAGTTGCGCGCTCGGCGTTCGCCAACTCGCTTGATAAACCGGCGAATGAACCGCCTCCCGCAAGTTGCTCAACGCCTTGCGATTCTTCCTGCCGCCGCGCGTCTTGTTCGTCTCCGCAAATTCCTCCACCGGACGCACTGGCAGCGTGTCCATGGTTTGCGGCGTTGGCCACGACAACCCTTGGCGGCTCCCAAGCGAACTGCTGCTCGCCGGGGCGGCTTGGCCATGGAGTTGCACCGCAATGGTCAGCGGCGTCCCGCATCCGTTGCCGTTGTAGCCCTTGGCCCTCATCGCCTCCTTGCGCTTGAGCCATGTCTCCGGCGACTCGCCATCCTGTGAGACTTGCGCGTTCGGTGTCGGCCAATTCGCCGCATCCGAAAAAACCGCACGCCCCAATTGGTCGTAACGATTCCGCTTCTCCTTGCACTTCCACGTTGCAGGATCGGAGCAATCTTTGTGATCCCGCGCTGACGCGGTGGGCCAAGATAAAGACCCGCTTCCGCTGGTGCGGCGCGCCAACTTCAGACGCGCTGAATATTCCTGCCGCAACTTTGTAATGTAGGCTTTCCAGTCGCGTGATGCAGTGGCCGAAGACACTGGTTCCATCGGGCATTCTGGCGGACAAGAGTCCCTCCACATTTTCGGCGAAGAGCCATCCGGGTCGCATGACAGCAATGCCATCTGCGATGGTGTCGAAGAGCCATCGCTCGTCTTCTGTAGCTTTCCGCTTTCCGGCGTGGCTGACGGGTTGGCAAGGCCAGCCGAAGGACAAAATCCCTCCAGCCATGAACGGAGCGAACTGCTGCCAGGGGAAAGTATGGACATCCGTGAAAATAGGAGCTGGGTCCAGCAGTCCGCTTTCAGCTTTCGCGCAAAGGTTGGCGGCGCCAAAGATTTCCCTCTCGCAGTAAGCGATGCAGCGCAGATTTCGTATGACTCGGTGGAGTCCAAGTCCGATACCTTCGTATCCGCTGCAAAGGCTGATGTAAGGGACGATGGGATGATGACTAGACATGACATGGGATTGGGCGGTTGGTTTTGTGCCACTCGTGATGGCAGGTGACGCAAAGCCAGCGAACGTCGAGCGGGCGGGCGTAGTTGTCGTGATGGGCTTGAACTATGTTCCTGCCATCTGCAGCGCGACCGGAGCGACCGCATGACTCGCAGGGTTGCGGCTTGAGCCGGCCTCGTGTGATTGCTTTGTAGGCTTTCTTCTGCGCCGATTCGCTGCACAGCATGCCACCTCGGTAGAAGTGATTGTCTTGGCCGAAGCGCGTCTGCGGTCGCATGGCAACGCAAGCCCTGCGGAAGCGCGTGTAGACTGACTGCCTTGTCACGCCAAACTCTTGGGCGACTTGGGCCAAGCTGTTGCCGGCAGCATAAGACTCTGCCATGCGCTGCGTGGTTGCCGTGTCGGGAATACAACTCACGCTGCAACCTCCAATCGCTCACGCTCCGCGCGTTGCATCTCAAACATCCGCGCGTAAGCCGACCGCTGCATGGCGGCTAGGTTCATGTTGTCGTCGCGGAGCTGATCGTTTTCCTGCTCCAGCTCGGACACGCGGTCCTTAAGCGTGTAGGTCTCGGAGCGGTAAAGGTCGCGGGCGATGCGCACGCAGCGCAGCAGCTCCGTCAGCTCCTTGATGCGCTTGTCTTGCTCGTTCACTTCGCACCGCCTTTCCAAGACTGCAGAGCGCGGTGTGCCGCCAGCATGGTCTCGTAGTACTCAGCCTGCGGGGCACCCTCGACGGCGAGCATCATGCGTTGCACCAGCTCGCGCGCCTCGTTGCGTTCTTTGACCAAGCGCAGTATCGGCGACTGCAATTGCGGCAGCGTGGCGGCGAGCGCTTCGACTACCGGAATGACGGCGTCCGCGGGTCCAAGGCACTCGGGATCACCGCATTCGCAGAGAGCATCCGGGTGATACGGCGCATCGATAGTGAGGTCGATCATCGCGCGCCTCCGATCTTGTTGATTGCGGTGAGGGCGGCGAATGTGCCGACAACGAGGACGACCACGGCCGTGAAGGTCGGGTCGGTGAGATAGCTCAATACTTCGAGCAGGGTGGGTGTGGTGTGTGGTGTCATAAGAAAGGCAAAACTTGGCATTACTTGGCAACGTGGTTAAAAGTTCGCTGCGCCATGAATTTCTCCACCGCTTGGCGCGAGATGCGCGTGCCCTTGTGCGGGCCAATGTTGAAAGCCGGAAGCTCTCCGCTCTTGATCCACGCGCGCACGGCGCGTTCTCCAACGCCCATTCCGCGGGCAACTTGTTTCACAGTCAGTGCAAGGTGGGCGTGCATTGCTGAGCCAAAGAATGCCAAAGACTGCCAATAGCGCAAGAATTATTTTTGGCATTCCTTGGCATGGGGTGAAAACCCCATTTGACATCCCTTGGCATCCGTTGGAGTCTATTGGCACACGCCAGCACCTATGAGCACCAAGAAAGCCAGATATAAGGAGGACACCCGCAAGGGCGTCTTCGCCAACCTCAGCACCGACCTGCATGACCGCATGCACCGGCGGGCCGCAGCCGCAGACCATAAGGCTGCCAAGTATGTCGCCGTGGCGCTTGAGTTTTACATGGATCTCGAAGACGCCTTCGGCGGCCCGCTCACTGAGCAGTTCCGGGCGATGATCTTGAGGAATGTCGGCGGCATGGCCGACAAGATGGAAAAAGCGCTCAAGTAAGCGGCTCTTCTAGAACGACTAACAGCTATTTTGCAAATAATGCGTTGACATTGCCAACAAATGCTAAAGAATGCCAACAGATTCCAACACACCGCAACCATGAACATCAACGCCATCGCCCAGACCGCTGCCGCATTCAACGCGGACCACGACTACGACGTGGCCGCCGCGCTCAAGCTCACCGAGCTGGTCGTCACGCACGCCCATGTGGTACAGCTTGCGCGCAAGGAAGCCGCCGATCCGCAGCTTGCGCTGCCACTGGAGGTTGCCGAATGATCGCCACCATCGCCAGACACGCCGCTCCTCTGGCCTTGGCGGCAATCCTCACCGGCTGCCAAACCGCACCCGAGCCGCTGGTCCGCCAGGGCATCCGCATGATGCCGGTGCAGGTTGTCACATCGCCGCCGGGTGCAATCGTGGAATACAACAACGAGGTGGTCGGCGTCTCGCCGTGCGTCATCAAACTGCCGGCCACACCGGAGGGCAACTGGCGCGACTTCCAGCAGGCTCACGTCCTGCGCGCCGAGATGGCTGACTACTCCGACTGGGAGTACAAGGAGTACAACGCCGGGGCGCCGATCCCGGAGCGTGTAGTCTTCATTTTGGCCGATGCACAACGCGCGTACATGCAGCAGCAAAGATGGGTGCGATGACCATTGAACTTTCTTAACCACCAACACATAACCACACCACATGAAAACCAAATCCAGTAAACGCAAACCGACCTGCGACAATACCAACCTCAACGTCACTGAGTTCCAGGTGTATTACTCGACTGAAAACCACGGCGAATGGGAACACGACGGATCGTTCGATACGCTCGCCGAGGCTGAGGCTTATTGCCGCGAGAAAAGCCACACCTACGCCACCGACGAAGATGACGAGATCGCGGCGCCGTGGGAGTTCTACATCTACGAAACCAAGTGCGTCCGCGTCTTCCGCGGCAAAGTGAAACGCGAGCTAATCTTGGAGGAGCAATGACCCGCCACGACTACCTGCTCACCGGCACGTTCCCCTGGGACGGCCTACGCCTCGCCGGCCGCCGCTTCGACAGCCCCGAGCTGCTCGCCATGATGAAGCGGCAGTGCCTGAGCGACAACTGCGTGCGGCATGCGTGCGCGGACCTCGATGTGCTGCCATTCGCCGAGGAGGTTGCGGCGATTGAGCAGCACATTCTCCGCAGGGAAGCGGCTTACTGCTGAACGCAAAACGGCCGCAAGCAATCGCTGCCTGCGGCCGTAGGACTATGCTGGCTTCAAGCCGAGCCACTGGAGCAGGGCCGTGACCCAACTCAAGTTGCTCCGCTCGCCGACATATCCTGTCGCGCCATAGGGACCGTAGACGATCCCAAGGGGCGAGGACGTTTCGTAACGCATCTTCGCACCTCCTTTCCGCTATCTATTATACCAGGAAGAGCAGAAAAGTTGTAGTTACAATGCTGACACACTATCTGGCACGACAGCCGGAAACCCGCATAGCAACAGGGTCAGAGCAAAGATTAGAAATCCGCTGCTCTATCCCCTGAGCTACGGGCGCGAATTTGGTTTTACTCTGTTTTGATGGTGCTGGTAGATGCCAGTAGATGCTGACAAAACTGCCACACCGTGACACAGCGACTGGCATACTGCTGACACAGTGTGCTTGACTGAGGCGAGGCGCGGTGCCATTGGTGCCGCATGGACATCGTCATCAAAGCCCGAGGGCTGACCGGCAAGATTTACCTCATTGCTCAGTCTCCATATTACCGGATGCGCTTCTACCATCCTGAGAAGCGGCGCCGGCAGCGCATCAGCTTGGGCACATCCGACCTGCCTACTGCCAAAGTGAAAGCCAAGCTGATCCTCGAGCGCACGGCAGACGAGGGCATCAAGGCGCTGCAGGGATTCATGCGGCGCGATACCAGCAACACGGTTGGAAAGGCATGTAACCATTACTTGGCGACCAGCACAGTGGCTTTTCGCAGGGACAATGTGAATTGCCTCTACCGAGTGATCAAGGCTGCCCTGCAGACCGATGACGGCCAGAAGGTTCGCGACCTTGCGCTCTCCCGCCTCAACCGCGCCTTGGTCGCCGCCTACTTGAAGAACGCCAAGGTGAAGACCAGCACGCAAAAGTCCTGCCTCGCCAGCGCCCGGGCGATCTTCGCGCGGCAGAACGACTGGGAGGGCTTCGACGGCCTGCCGGACATGGGCGAGTTCCGCGACGCCTGCACCCGCACCGGGCTGCGCATCCACCTGGACGCCTTCCAGCCATTGCCCGCGGAGACCTTGGAGGAGATCGACAAGGCGACCAAGGTCACTGGCGGCGGCATCCGGCGCGCGTGGATCTTGGCGCGCTATCTTGGACTGCGCCCGAGCGAGATTGCCGGCTTCCGCAAAGGCTGGATCGAAAGGCGAGGGGAGCAGCACTTCCTGTGCGTCCGGCAGCGCCCCTCGGAAGACTTTGCGCTGAAGACAGGCAGCCGCGGCGAGCGCGACATCGGCATCCCGCTGGACATGGCCGCCGAGCTGCTCGCCTGCGATGACTACGGCATCCCGGGCGGCACGCCATACACCCGCTACAACTGGCTCATGCGGGTCTTCAATGCCTTCCTTCGAGGATACATGCCAGACCGAGAGCAACTCCTCTACACGCTGCGCAAACAAGCGGGCAGTGACTGGTTGGTTGCGACCGGGAAGATCAGCTTGGTGAGTAAGCTGCTAGGGCATCAGTCGGCCGCGGTTACCTTGCGCCACTACGCCACCTACGAGGCCAGCGTTACGCTGCCGGAGAATCTCTACAAATAACGAAGCCCGCTGGAGCGGGCCTCGAGTCTCCTTCCGGGCGTGCCGGATGAGCTATTGTTCTTCTTGGCTTAACGCTGCGCCAGCCGCCAAGACCGCCGGAGTGAAGTAAGCAAGGCTAGACGGCGACAGGCCAGACTTCCGCTTCCATTCTTGGCCAGCCTTCACGTTGCGCGCGTAGCCAGCCTGCTTGTTGGCTGCATAGGCGGCTCCGAGCTGGCGGTCGTTCAACGCCGGCAGTCTTTCAAGACCGGGGAACATCGCCTCATGCGGCTCTACGCGCCCGCGGATGCGGTCCCACAGCGTCCACTGCGAAGGGAAGATTTCAATGCCGATCTTCTTGGCCTGCTGCGCGTTGATCTCAAGGGCTGACCGATAGGCGTCAGACATTACTTGGAAGTCCTTCGGCGCTTCCACCCACTCAACTCCTTGGAGGGATTCTGGTAGATTCGGATTAATGGCTCCACCCTTGACCGTATACTTGGCCTTGCGGCTGCCCATGGCTGCAAACACAGCCTCGTTGACGAAGTTCTTGATTCGGTCAGCGCCGAAAACCTCAGCCTGTCCAAGCACGTCATCAAGCGTGTCGGCCTTGAGAGACAGCGGGTCAGGCAGATTCTCCATTGCCTCAGTCTTGGCATCAATAGCCTTGGCTTTTGCCGCTTCAGTTTTGGCTCGCCGGATCTTGGCGTCTTCTTTCTTGGCCGTCTTTTTCGACTTCTCAACCAAGTCATTAAAGCGCTTCACGACAATGCCCTCAAAACGTCCGCGCACATCTGGGTTTTTGATCAGCTCTTCGCTAAAGGCTCGAGCCATGTGGCGATCCATCGCCGAGATGCCAGCCATGAGGGGATCTTGCCAGACGCCACCGAATGATGCCGTCTTGGTCCCGAGGCCGGACACCTGCGTAGTCAGCTTGTCTACAAAGTTTGCCCAAGACTCGTTGGGCTTCTTGATGAAGAAGTCCGGCTTTTTGACAAACAGCTTGGCCGCCATCACGATGTTGGACAAATCAACTGAGATGCCGATGCCTAGCCCGCCGCTTTTGGCAGATGTAAATCCAAGCTCTTTTTTGAGGCGCTGGTTGACCGACTTGCGCTGTTCCTTGGTCGGGTTGTCGGGCAGCAAGCCAGCGAACTTTTTGATCTCATCCATCGAGCCAAAGCGCATGCGCGCTTGGCCAAACTCGTTGGGCAGCAGCGGGGAGTTGGGTGAAAGCATTCCGAAGAGAATGCCGTTGAATTTCTGCACATCATTGCCGCGCTCTGGCGTCATAGTGCGCGCCAGCTTGGCGGTCAGCTTGCCGTGCAACTCCAGAGGGAGCGCGCCAACGTCTACTGGGTTGGCTTTGAGCCAGAGCAGGTCGTAGTAGGTAAACTTCCCCTCGATCCCTCCAGGTATGTCCGCCAAAGTCCGTCCCACGCTGTCGGTGATTGTGGCGACTTTAGAGAGAGGGCCAAGGTTTCGGACACCGAAGTCTTTACCAAACCCCGCAAAGTCTTGCGGAGACCAGTCTTTTGGCTCTTTGCCGCTGTATGTGACCGTGCCGTCATTGCTGATGTCTGTCTTGCCCCTACTTTGCATGTCTCGGCGGGGAAGTCCATCGGAAACATCCGGCATCGCCTGCCCACGCCTCTGCAACGCCCGCTGCAACTGCGGATCTTCCTCCCGCACGCCGCGGCGCTCCAGCTCTGCGCTGATCGCCTCGTTGCGCCGGAGCAGCTCGCGGGTCTGGGCGGCGCCGCCACGCACCGGACGGCCCTCACGCATGCCCAGGGTGGACAGCCCGAGGTAGCCTTGGTTCTCCTCGTATTGGCGTTGGAG